GCAACTGCAATCAACAGTGCAAATATCACAGGTGTATATGCCGCCAACATTGGTGGTAGACTAAACTTGTACGCTGATTCTACCGCATCTAATGACGGCAGCACAGGTGATGGTGGTATCGTTTCAATTGCAACAGGCGCAGGTACGCCGTTAACTACATTGGGTATCACTGCTGGTGACTCGTATGCTCCGGCGTTCTTGATTGCGCCAAGTTATGATGCACCACGATGGGGACCTACACAGCCTCAACCACATCCAACTGGCAGTGTATGGCAAAAGATTTCAAGTGTAAATCAAGGTGCTGCATTATCTGTCAAGCAATGGAGCACTGCACTGGCTTTGTTTGTACAACAAGCCTGTCCGTTGTACACATCTACCCGAGAGGCAACTTATGAACTTGATCCAAGCGGCGGTGGCACAAATATTCCAGCTGGATCTACAATTGGCCGAGTTGATTTACTTAACAACAACACCAGTGCAATAACTATTTTTGAACGATTTGCTACTGGTGCAACAGAAATTACTGGCGACGACGACACTCCAGGTCCGTTTGTTAGTGGCAACACATTTACAATAGTTGCTACGCAACCCGGTACCGATGTAAACACAACTGCTACTGCTACATTGCTTGGAACTACTACTGCTGATTTTATTGCCGCAGTTAGTGCAGCAAACATTCCTTATGTTAGTGCCACTGCTAACAGTGCAGGTGCAATTGTGTTTACACATGCCACCGGCGGCCAAATAGCTTTGACCAATGTAACAGGAACGCCTGTTACCACTGCTGGATTTAATTCAAATGTGCGTGGATGTAATATATCTTATGTTGATGGTGTTGCTACTGGATTGACGTTATCTAACTGGGTATCGGCTCCAACATTTACCTACACTGCCAGTGCGGATGCTCCGGACCAAGATCCAGCAGACGGTCGTTTATGGTACTACAGTGCGGTTGATCAAGTTGATATTATGATTCAAGACAACGGAACATGGCAAGGTTATCAAAATGTAACCAACGACGTTCGTGGTTACGATTTGGCCAATACCAATGCCACTGGACCTATCATCAGTGCCACTGCACCAGTTACACAAACTGATGAATCCGAATCACCATTGGTTTATGGTGACTTGTGGATTGACACAAGTGATTTAGAAAACTATCCAGTGATCAGTCGCTGGGAGTCAGTTAGCGGTCAAGACCAATGGGTTGTGATTGACAACACTGATCAGACCACACAAAGTGGTGTGTTGTTCGCGGATGCTCGCTGGGCACCCAATGGCACCACAGATCCTATAACAGGTGCTTTCCCGACAATTACTAGTTTATTAACCAGTGACTATTTGGATTTAGATGCTCCGACCCCAACACTATACCCACAAGGCATGTTGTTGTTCAACACACGCCGTTCAGGATTCAATGTCAAGAGTTTCCAAGTAAATTACTTCAATTCTACCACATTCCCGGACGATGTATTACCAACTGAAACCAATGCATGGGTGACAGCAAGTGGACTTAGAGCCGACGGTTCCCCATACATGGGTCGTCAAGCTCAGCGAGCATTGATTGTTGCTGCTATGAAAGCTGGCATTGATACAAACACTGATATCCGTGAAGAACAACGTCAATTCAACCTGATGGCAACACCTGCATATCCAGAACTAATGCCCAACATGATTGCACTGAACAATGAGCGTGGCAACACTGGCTTTATTGTTGGTGATACTCCGTTGCGTTTAGATCCACAAGATATTTTAACATGGGCAAGCAACAACAATGGCCTAGGATTACCCACTGGTGACGGCTTGATTGCCGGTAACCAGTATATGGGTGTGTTCTATCCAAGTTGCCAAACAACTGATTTGAGTGGTAGCCCTGTAGTAACTGCACCAAGTCACATGATGATTAGAACAATTATCCGCAGTGACGAAGTATCGTTTCCTTGGTTTGCGCCAGCTGGTACACGCCGTGGTGTAGTTGACAATGCTTTACAAATTGGTTACATCAATGCAGGAACAGGTGAGTTTGAGTCATTGGGCGTTCGTCAAGGCTTGCGCGATGTATTGTATGAAAATGCAATCAATCCAATAACATTTATTCCTGGAGTTGGTATCACTAACTTTGGCAATAAAACAACAACTTCGATCACAAGTGCGTTGGATCGTATCAATGTGTCCCGCTTGGTTGCGTTTATCCGCGGTCGCTTAGATGTGATTGGCAAGCAGTATTTGTTTGAACCAAATGATCAAATTACTCGCAATCAGATCAAGAATGCCATCGACGGCCTGATGATTGACTTGGTTGCCAAACGTGGATTGTATGACTACTTGGTTGTTTGTGACCTGACAAACAATACGCCAGCTCGTATTGATCGTAACGAGTTGTATGTTGATATTGCAATTGAGCCGGTCAAAGCAGTTGAATTCATCTACATTCCAGTGCGTATCAAGAACACAGGAGAGATATCTGGCGTAGCTAGCTAAGAAAAAAGGAGTGGCAACACTCCTTTTTTGACCAGACTCGATCACCATAAATAACAGTATATAGGAGAACAACAAATGGCCGTATCATCACTAAGCAAAATGACAGTTCCTTTGGCCAGCGACCAAAGTGCTTCGACACAGGGCGTCTTAATGCCCAAACTCAAATATCGCTTCAGAGTGTTATTTGAAAATTTCGGAGCCGCTAACAATGCTGCACCTGTAACAGAATTGACCAAGCAGGTGATTGATTTTACCCGGCCAACTGTTACTTTTGCACCAATTGAAATACCAATTTACAATTCCACAATCAAACTGGCTGGCAAGCACTCATGGAATGATATCACCTGCAACCTGCGTGATGATGCCGGCGCAAATGTGCAAAAACTTGTTGGCGAACAGCTACAGAAACAACTGGACTTTTTGGAAATGGCCAGTGCCAGTGCTGGTATCGACTACAAGTTCATTACTAAATTTGAAGTGCTGGACGGTGGCAACGGCGCAGTGGCACCAGTGGTTCTTGAATCATGGGAGCTGTACGGTTGTTTCTTGAAAGAAGTAAACTACAACGACGCCAACTATGCTTCCAGTGAAGCAATGACCATTGGATTGTCAATCATGTATGACAATGCCAACCAAATTGTTGGTGGTGGTGTTGGTTCAGCAGGCACATTGGTTGGTAGAGCAGGAGACGTTGCTACTGGCGTAACTACTGGACTCTAATGAGTTTTGGACAAGATTTTCTCAAAGGTTTTATTGGCGACAACGGGTTAAGAGATTATACCCACGCTAGTAAAACCTTTCGCACGAATGGATACGAACTTGCGCCCAAGCTCAAGTTTCTGTTCCATACATATTTCAATCTGAATCCACAGATACCCGGCGTACAACAACTGTTGGGTAATGGTAATGTTGCCAGCATAGGACTATCTGTTAAGACAGTTGACTTACCCAGCTATCAGATCAGTGTTGATACACTGAATCAATACAATCGTAAACGCCTGGTACAAAGTAAAATTAAATATCAACCTATTCAGATAACATTCAACGATGACGGCGGCGACTTAATTCGTAATTTATGGTACACTTATTTTAACTACTATTACAAAGATCCAGTGAATAAATACGAAGGTGTCCCCAATACCGACGGCAACAGTGGTGATTTGCAAACAACACCTGCAGGATTCAGTTACAACAGCAGCGATACCTACAGCAATCGGTTTGTAAACGACTGGGGTTATGTTGGTGAAGCATACACAGACGGCACATTCACTGGCGCTGGCAAACCTGCATTTTTCAAAGACATCAAAATTTATGGCCTAAATCAACACAAGTTTGCTGCGTATGTGTTGATAAATCCCATGATCACCGACTGGCGCCACGACACCTACGACTACAGTCAAGGCAACGGCACAATGACACACACTGTCACAATAGATTACGAAACTGTAAAATATTATTCTGGTGCCATTGGTGCAGCACGACCTGACACCAATGTGGTTGGGTTTGCTGATCCAAACCGTTATGATCAAATTAGAAGTTCGTTGGCCCGTCCTGGCAGTCAAGCCACTGTGTTGGGTCAAGGCGGCTTGCTGGATGCAGGAGTGGGCATTATGGAAGATATTCAAGCATTGACTTCTGGCAACGGAAGTCTTGCCAATGTGCTGGGTGGCGTACAAAAAGCTCTCAATGTGAATGCCACATTGAAGCGGAACTCCATTGGCGATTTGATCAGAAACGATGCCAAAACAATACAACAAGATGTGTTGCGCAACAGCTTGCCTGGCGCAGTTAGAGCTGCTGCAAATTCAGCCAGCAGTCAAATATTTCCCAAGGCACCTAAATAATGGGTACCATTAACGATACCAACTACAACATAGATCTCACAGTTCGTGTGTTTGACGAATTTTACGGATTTGAATCTGTTGTTCCTGTGAATGAATGGGACGCTGTGCTTTCGTATTTTGAATCAATTTACACCACAAAAGTAGCAGCAAAAAACTTTGCAACTGTTATATTCAGAGTGGCCAATCAACAAGGTGTTTCTGCCATGACTCTGTTGTCACAGATACAATCAGCAAGCGGTCCAGCAGAATTAGATATAACTATTGCGTACTATCTCAATAACCTGCGCAGCAACAGCACCTTACTTGGTGTGTCACAACCTGTGCAACCAAATTACTATCCTGCCCGTAATGTCCGAGCATGAGCAAGTTTGCCCAAGGTCCCTACACTGTTAAAAATGCCGCCAAGTATGTGGGCAAAGGTGTACCGCGTTACAGATCAGGGTGGGAGTTGGCATTCATGCGATTCCTTGACAACAACGACAATGTGATGCAATGGGCCAGCGAATCAATTCAAATACCCTATCGTAATCCCATCACTGGCAAACAAAGCATATATGTTCCGGACTTTTTGATCACCTATAGAACACGGCAAAACACCCTGATTGCCGAAGTGGTTGAAATCAAACCCAAAAAACAAAGTGTAATTGAAAGCAAAATGAGCAACCGAGACCGTATGGTGGTGGCTGTGAACTACGCCAAATGGGATTCTGCAAGCAAGTGGTGTGCTCGCAATGGCTTAAAATTTCGCGTTATTAATGAAAATGACATGTTCCGCAACGGTGGAAAATAAGCTACCCTAAACCGTGGATACGGTAAATACGGTATGACACGCAAACTTGAAGACCTGTTCGACTTACCGTCCAGCACTGCTGACACAGATGAAACTGTGACAGATATTGCTGCCACACAATACAGCATAACAGAAATTGATTCTGCCATTGACAAAATT